TCATGTTCAACAGGGGGTCAAGCAATGACCTTATTGTGTGCTAAGTGTGGTAGTTCTGTGGGGTTCTGTGTATCATTTGGATGCGTGGAACCCCACTAATGGGGCAAGTAAATTACAAAGCAACCATATGGTTGTAATAACTTTGAATAATGAAATGGTACAACCCTATACCTGCGGTCACTGTTATTATTGCTGGAAGTAATTAATCCGGCAGACATTGACCGAATGCCCCTTTGATAGCGGGGTAAGGTAAATTGTTTCGTGTGGTGCGACATCACCCATTTACAAAGCGCAATTGCGTAGCGTAAGTGGCTCTGATGAAAGTCCTTAAACCTCAAAAGGGGAGTCGATTAACTGTTGGCTTGGATAACAATTGTATACGGGCTTTCTGAAACTAGAAAGTTATCAAAGTGAGTGGAACCCAATTCCATCCGTATTAGGAGTAGCCAATCTCCTATGTCACTCATTATATTCCTATGGCGATTAGTGGCCATAAAACCATAGTGGGACAAACCGGAAACACGCGTTGTAAGACCGATATGAATGTAGTAGCACTTTTGAGCCATGGTGACAAAGTGTGAACCACAGGGCTGTAATACGGGTGCATGGAGTACGGGGCGTCTCATTAGGGTTCGTTTCACTGTTACAAAGTTAAAACCATATGGTAGTGGCTTTGTCAATGAAATAAACTCCCTATTGGGCCACCCACTACAATAGATTCAACAATCCCCCTCCTAAGTGCTTCTTAGGAGTCAAGTTCCAATTGTTTACTACCCGTATCAAACTCTCTGAACAGGATTCTATTATAGTGGGTGGTGGAATATCATTTTTAAGGCTTCCAGCCCTTCTTCCAAACGGGCCAATGTGAATAGCCGTGTCTGCTACCGATTATTCTAATAGCAGTCCAATATTTGTCCTTATTATCTTCTATTTCATCTTCTCCTAAATATAGAACGCATGAAAAGCGCATGGCATTAAGAATGTCATTACTTTCCTCTCCTTTTATTTGATTCAAAATCCAGCGCACTCTTTCATCTCTTCTTTGTGTCATTTTAATCACCATACCTGTGGAATACCGTTACCAATGTACTGATTTGTTCCAGCCCAATAAGTACCGTTTAGATACCACATATAATTGCGTTGAACGATGTGAACATTTGGTAGTGCATTTAATCTGTTCTTGGTAGTGCGTGTCATATATCCACTGTGACTAATCCAGAGTTGTTCGCTTCTTGGTGTAACCCACGCAATTACATTACCATGTAATAGCATTTCAGAAGTTAGTCCATCTCCACCGTCATCAAACACCTGTACTACTGTATTACCTCTCTTGAAGGGTATTTTATTCATCAGTGCATAAGCCGCATCAATATCAATTTGTGCCATACTTATTCTCTGCTTTACCTTTCAGACAGGGTTATGCAAAGCACAACCATATGGCTTTGTTCAAAATTTTTATTTTTGCTTCTCATTCAAATATTAGGTTCTAAAGGCTCTTGTTTAGCACTTTTGGCTTTAATTATCATGAAGATTAGCCGCAGCATTTATATGATGAGCCACTTTGGACATTATTGTTTGATATGGCCGATGGTGACGAGGCATTAGAGATACTGAATGATATTAATAAGTACATTAAAGAAATAATAGACGATATTAAGCAGAAAAGAAAGTCGCCGCAGCCAATAAGCGATACTGATAATAGCAAATTAGACAAGATTACCAAACAATTAAGAGATGCTAAAACCAAAATAACAGAATATATTAATCTAATATACAGGCAAACTTCACTAACTGATTTCAAGCAATAAATAAAACCACATAATTAAATGATATGATTTTTATTCTGGGAATATAAAACCTAAAAATTAAAACCGGGCGCAAGTGCCAAAAAAATTCCACCACATTTTTTGAGAAAAAAGAGATGATTAAGATGACATGGAAAGAAGAAATAAAGAAAGAAGAAGAGGACTATGATTATAGAAGATACAATCCAACAGACAGTGTTGAAAGTATGGCTGAGGAAATACAAGATTTGTGCGAAAACATCAGTATAGCCTCCGAAGATAGCGATGCACTTAGAAGGCCCAAACTGTTGGCTTATTGTATTGATAAATTAAGTGATATTTTAACACGCATAAAAGGCTACTGAAAAAAAATCCGCCACAATTTTTTTTGGGAAATTTTACTTCATTATAAACAAATAACAGGAATTGATGATTATGACATGGAAAGATGATATTAGGAAAGACATTAGTTTTTCAATAGGGCAAGCAGAAGATTTGGTTAGTAGGGCTTTTAATTTACTTAAAAAAGATTTAGAATCTGAGGATAAAGCATTAAGAGAATTTCAAGGCATAGTGGCTGAATACTTAGAAAAATACAATATATATGTATCCTACCATAAAAGGTGATTATTATGACATGGAAAGATGAAATTAAAAAACAAGTTGAACCTAATAGAAAGCAAGAAGTTGTAAGGGCTAAAAATAGTGTAAAAACTGTTCATTCCTTATTAGCAGGTATAGCCAAAAAAGGCTTCTATGACAAAGACGGTAAGAAATATAGTATAGATTATGCTATTAACTTCCTCCCTCCTGTTATTGAACTATTAGAAAAGATGGGCGAAGAATTAGAATATCCTGAAGATGATGAAGAAGATGAGGGAGTAACCTACGACCAAGAACTTATGAGAAGATTAAGAGAAGGCGAGATTAGTTATGACGAAGCAAGAGTTTATCTGGGTTCAAGAAGGTGATTATTATGACATGGAAAAATACACTAAGAAAAGCGCCCTTCAGTATAGGTGATGCACAGCATAGAAGGCACGACGAATTAAACGCACGAAGAAAGAAACTGATGGCTGAATTTCCTGAGATTTTAGAAGATTACCTTGATGATGAACTCCAAGAAATGATACGAGAGAAACCTTCTGCGGATATTTATACTATTAATGTTAAGGAAGTAGCAGATTACATTAGAAAAATGAAAAATAGTGGACTCAGCAACTTAGATATAATACAATTTCTGAAAAAGGAATATGAGGCTCATAAAGTCGAAATTCATGATGATGGTACAATTAAATTTGAGGGAGTAATCACCCTTTGATAACAAGGTGATTAATATGACATGGAAAGATGATATTAGGAAACAAGTAAATGAATCTGATATGATGGAATTAGTAAGAATTATTTTTGATTTCCAAAAAGAAAAGAAAATTAAAAGCAGAGATTTAGAACAACTCATAAAAAATGCACTTATGGAAATAGAAATGATACATGGCGAAATAGCAGAAGAAAACCGAGTTGATAGATTATGGGGTTCGAGATTTGAAAGGTGATTAATATTTGGGAGGACATTCTGAAGAAAGATACTTTGCTCGAACAACTAATTAAAGAATTAGAAAAAAAAGCAGGGGAGTTAGAAGAAAAACAGTATGAATTACTTGTGCTAAAAAATAAAGCCACCTTTAACGACATGGATAAAATTATTGAATTGCAAAATGAGATTAATGAAATGTGGGCGGAAATTAATGAATTAGCAGATAGAATAAATAAATTAGCAACAAACGCAAAAGATTTCGGATTAAACTTTGGAGAAGATAACGCATAAGGAAATGATTAATATGACATGGAAAAAAATATTGAAAGGCGACGCATCGGATATGGAAGAAACATATGGCAAAAGAAGCGACCAAATCGTTGAAGATTTTGCCAGAAACTTTGAAGGAGGGTATTTTACGATTAAAGACCCGAAAACAGGGGAGTATGCAAATATAGAATATGAAGAAGAACACGGATATAGTGTATTATCTAATAACCTAAAAGAAGGTTCTAAACTTCATAAACTTCTTATGGTTGATAAGGGCATTAAGAGTGGCCCAAATTCATACTATTCCATCCACCCAAATAATGACGATGAAATAGAAGAATTAGGATTTGTGGTGGAAGAATGACAAGATGCACATTACTTGACACTTGGTTTGATGTTAAGTCTAAGGAATTAGATAAGGCAGAAAAAGAAAAGAATAAGGATTTGATTACAGGTGAGAAAAAATGACTTGGGAAGATATAATTAAGAAAGCGGCTGAATATAAATCAATGATTAGCCTATTGAGAGAAGCGAGGGATGCAGGGCGTGAGGCAGAAGAAGGTCTTAATTACCAATGGAAAATATTGAACTCCGGTGAAAAGATTGCGGATAATGATTCCATATCCATGAATGAAATTGAGCGCAGAATCAAAGTAATAGATAATGCGATAATTGACATTGGGAAAATCATTGGTGATTTAGAGAAAGCAGGTTTAATATTGTAGGTTTGGTGAAAAGAAATGACTTGGCAAGATATACTAAAAAGAGAGTTTAATTTTAGAAAACCGCCAAAAGGAATGACTCCTCAAGATGAAGCATTAGAAGGTGACTTCTTCCGTAATAGATTAATGCCCGTTCTTGAAGATATGATTAAACCACAAAGAATGTACGATACAGATTTGGGTGTATTCGATACTAAAGAAAAAATATTAGCACAATTTTCAAAAGGGCCGTTAGACTACATGGACTTTACATTCACACCAATTAAGAAAACTGCCGATTCGGCAGAGTTTCAAGTAAATAGTGATAGTTGGTATGGGAAAAAGGTAAAGTTTTTATTTGAAGATGATGGAGTTAAATTCCAACATGGCGATAAATTCAACGACTATGGAACAGTATATCCAAGAACGGATAATTTTCCACATATCCGTGGGTTTGAAATTTAGGTGATTAAATGTCTTGGCGAGATATTATCAAAGCGTTTCCCGATGTAATACATGATAAAAACGGCGAAGCATTTCACTTTGTTGGCAGACAAGGTAACTTAGGTAAATATTCTAACGGTGAAAAAGAAATCCTATTCGATGAAAAGAAGGCTAAACTAAATGCGCCATCTAAAGGATTAACTATGGCTGATGATGTCAAATTCCAAATAGAGGATAATACCAAAGGCACATCTTTTCAAGAATTCAAAGAGGCTATGGCTGGCGCAGTAACTACTACTTCTTCGCCAGCACTGTTTAATACTACATACGGTCAGCGAAAAAAGAAAAAGGAGGATGAGGAATGAGTAAAAAGAAAAAGACAAGCACCACCAAGAAAAATCAGAAAGATTGGAAAGGTATGAAAATTACTCAAAACACTTCAAAGTCTGAATTTATTCAAGACTACCTTGCTTGGAAAAGAGCATGTACCGGAATCAAAAGTGGAAAAATGATGGTTCAAGGTATTCCAACATTGTATGATTTTTTGGTTGAGCATGTTACTTCGACTTCAATGAGAACAAATAGCAGAAACCGAGGCCATGTGAATTCGGGTGCAAATAAATACATCAAGTTACTTGACAATCTATTAGAGAGAAAATTCTATACTGTTGGTGATGAAATGATTATCAAAAACCTAGGAGATGCTTTAATGGCTCTTAAAGGTACAGGAAAAGATACTAAAGAATCACCTGCATTAGACCCCGGTTTTATTCTATTTACTGAAAGTAAAAGAGGTCGAAGAGGACAAAAGTTAGCACCTAAAGTTGTTCAAGGACATTATCGAACAGAAGCCTATGCTAAGAAAAACAAAACTTCTGCCGCACCACCACATTGGTTCACAGGTACTAATTTACCACACAAGGCTTTGTTTAACGAAAGTGCTGATGATGAATTTAAGTCAAGAGGATTAGCAGTAATTATGCAAGATGTAAAAGGAAAACTTGCAGACATTACAAATGAAGTTGAAGATATTCCTATTCCCGAAGATGATAATATCCAAGAATATGAGGCTCTTGGTGACATTGAAAACTTCTTTGACAAGGTTGTTAGAAATGTAGGATTTTGGAATAAAGATGGTCGCCTATTAGTTGGGCCTCTCAAGAGAGAATTTGAAAACACTCAATTCAAATTAGGTATTCAAGACCAAGATGTAATTAGAGAGTTTCCAAGATTAAAACAAAAAGATGCACCAGCAGGTAAAATTACATCAGTTACCTTTGAGGCTTCACCACTAACATTAGTGACTTTAGTTGATAGAGCATTGATACGACAACAGCCATCTGGCCGTAATGGTCGAAGTGCGCCTAACGACCAAATGGCTTGGCAGAATGCAATTAGAACAGGATTCGATTATAGAATAGCCGGAGAAGAAGAATTAGTGTTCCCTGTAAATAGTGTTAGAATAGCAAAAGAATTAGCAAAGATACCGGAGATTAGACGATTTGCTCAAGGGCTTTTGAGAAAAACTAACCTATACAATGGGCCAAATTTCCAAACTTCTAATGCGGCTAAACTTTTAGCAGAAAAGAAATTTAATTATTCTCCTACTTCTCAGCAAGCAATTCTTAATTTGTTTAGAAAAGAAAAAGCACAACCTAAATCTATTCAGTTAAAATTAACTAAGAATGCTATGAAGGCTCTTTTGAACCAATCTGTAATTACTCGAACAAGAGATTTACAGAGTATGAATGCACCTAACACTGATGAGAAAATTGTTCTAAAAAATATGTGGCAAAGCCTTCTATGGAGTTGATTTTATGGCAGTCAATAGAAAGCGTTGTGGTTTGTGTCAAGCAGACAATAGAGAAGAATTAGAGGCTTCTCTTGAAAACGGTACTATGACTTGTGATGAATTAGATGCGGCTAATGGTTGGAGAAGTGGAACTGCGGCCCAACATCAAAGAAACCATATGGGAGATTATGTTATGTCGGCTAATCCTAAATGTGTTTTATGTACAGACCCAATGAGAAAACATTACGAACAAGCATTGAGTAATGGAGAGATAGACAGTGAAGCAGTGGCTTTGGCTTTAGATACTACAAAAGCACAAATTCAACGACATATGAAACATCATTTAACTCCAATCGTGCAGCAATCCGCAGCCGCCATAATTGCCAAGAAGGAGGTAAATGAAATTGATTTGCTTTCTAACAATGTTGAGAAATTAGATGCGAGATTAGAGCAAGTGTTTAATGAATTAGGAAATGACTTAGACCCTAAGATGATTGATGCTCTAACTAAGTTAGCAAGAGAAATTAGAGAGTCACTAAAGTATCTGATGGAATTCAAAGGCAAACTTATTCATAAGCGACAAGATACTGTTATTGTTGCACAAATGCAAATTGTTCAAGAGGTGCTTGCACAAAACAATCCCGATATTTGGTTGGATATTAAAAAGAAAATGCAGGAGAAATTACAATGAGTTGGGAAGATATACTAAAAAAGCGTTCAGTAAAAGAGTTGGTTCAGAATGCCTTAGACTTACACGGTGGCACATCTGATTTTTATAGAGAAACTTATACAGAAAAAGACATTCAAAAAATAATTTCTTTTTTCAAAGATGAACTTAAAAGAGATAGGATAGATAAATTTGAAATAGAATATTATAATAAGGCATTGAAATTATTAGAAAAGGCAAAGGAGAAATTACAATGAGTTGGGAAGATATATTGAAAAAGGAATCTGATTTAACTTTACCAAGAGGAAAAGAAATGGTTCTTCAAGCAGAAGATAAAGATTATCAAAGAGGGCTTCTTGTTAAACTGTTAAAAAATGGAGGGTATGAAATTGCTTATTGGTATGATAAACATGAACCCTATCCGATTGAAGTATTAGTGGATGGTAAATCAATTAAAAAAGACGCAAAGAAAATTACTATGAAATTTCATCCAAAGGAAGAATTAGAATGAGTTGGAAAAAAATAATTAAATCTGATTGGCGAGAACAGGCCAGAGGTGATTTAGAAACACCAGCAGAATTAATTATTTTACAACAGTCATTATTTTACATGGAGGAATTGCTCAAGATGATGAAGCAACCCGAACCTAATGTTCCCGATATGATTGAATTTTTAGAATACAATATCAAAACAGTGCGAGGTGAATTAGATTGACTTGGCAAGATATTCTTCACAAGAAAGGTAAAGCCCGAAGAAAGGCTGGCTCTAAAAAAGCAAAGAAAAAATTAGGCAAACCCCGAAAAGGAAAAAGATTTGTTAAAAGAACAAAGTCTGGCAGAAAGGTTTCATACGGTCAAGCAGGTAAAGCCAAAGATGGTGGCGATAGAATAAGGCCCGGAACTTCTAAAGGAGATGCTTATTGTGCGAGGTCAAATAAAATTAAAGGTAATTGGAGAAGTGACCCAAATAGCCCGAATAATCTAAGCCGTGAAAAATGGAAATGTCATGGAAATAAATCAAGAAGGTAATAATATGGATTGGAAAGATGTTCTAAAAAATGATGTTGAGAAAGGACTCTTTAGCAGGTCTAAGTTTCCTAATGAAGAGTCTGAGCAATTTTATAATATGCAATTTAATAATGCCTATAATTGGAGTGGCGACCCATATAGAAAAAAACAATTCCAAAAACAAGTAATGGCTTTACCTAAAGCACAAAGAACCGTTGATGGAATTAAAAGCGTTTTGACCGCAATTGGTTCACCTTCTAAATTTACTTTAAGGAAACCCCAACAACAAAATATTGTAACTGAAACTGTGGATAGTATTGATAATGTTAGGACTGAGGGTTCTGACCCCGCAAGAAATCTAACTAGTCCGTATAAAAAAATGCTGAAAGGCTCGAAGCCCATGAATAGATGGGGGCCAATTATTGATGAAATTATGTCGGATGGATATAATAGAACTTCAAGAGGCATTATTGAAAGTTTATACAATTATCAAAACGATAAAAAGAAATCAACAAGAGGTATTCCTAGTCAAAGAGCAATAAGCATGTATCTTAAATCGAATCCTGAATACATTAAAATGAGTTCATCAAGTTATGGTACAGAATATAGACTAAAAGACAATGTTACTAAATTAATGAAGGGAATGGAAACCGCAACCCGTTCAGCAGAATTACATGCTATGAATGATTATGATTTATACCAAAGTATAATAGGTTACATTAAGAGTTTAGTGAAAGCAGGTAATGATAAAGCAGAAGTATTGTCCATGTTGAGTCAATGGCTACCTAACATAATGGTTCATAACAGTAACTTTATGGAGGAATTAGAAGGCTATGGTGAAATTGATGCAATTAGTGATGTTGAATGGGCTAATGTAGCAGAAAATTTTGCAGATTATATTGACGATTTTGTGGAGGATTTGCAGTGAGTCGCAATTGGTTTCAGATTTTGAAGAAACCTGTTGGTTATCCGTACATTGACGACCCTACTATGTTTGCTTTTGATATAATTTCTGCTGATAACACCCAAGATTTGATGGACAAAATAAGAAATAATGAGATTTCTGATGCTGATTTACAAGTTTTGGCAAGAAGAATCAATCAGATTAAGGGAAATGATGAAAAAATAAAAGAAATTTTAGAAACATACAAAAATTATCCCGATAAAGACCTAAATGTTCAACAAATTAAGTCAAATTTAGAAACTCTTTCTGGCATGATGCCAAAACAAACAGGCCAACCATCAAAAGGTAATGCTCAAGAGATTGAAAAACTCGTAAAAGAAATAAAAGAAGCATTTTTTAGTGATAAAAAAGCATTAGTTGAGAAATTAAAGGAATTAATGCCTTCAAGAAAAGATGATTGGGGCAGATACCCCGAAGCGAGAGATATTATTTCTTATCAAGAGCGCCTAAATGCTAAAAATGAGCAAAACATGATAGCATTTGAAAATAATCCCGATGAAAATGATGAAAATGTCAAAAAATTAGCAGAATATTTTGGTTCTGAATATAAAGATGGTGTAATTTTGCTAAAAATTAGAAAAATAGGAGAATTTTCCGAAAAAATTAATCCTATTTTGTGGAAAGACGAAAATCAAAAAAATTGGGAGTTAAAAAGAATACAGTCTAAAGATAATAAAAGCGTTGATGAAATTAATCCCGATAAAAAAGAAATTGTTGAGAAAAAGAAAGAAATAAAGAATATTTATTTAGAATTGAAGAAAAAATATGGTATTCAATTAATATTTGGTGGTAAAAGAGAAGCATTACAAGATGTTAGAGGAAAAAGTTTGGAAATAGTGTATTCTGGAATAGAATATAAAGTGAAACCAATAAATTCTGCATCAGATGTTCAGAAATATATTCGTGGATATGAAGCGGTTACAGGAACTCCTTCTCAATTAATACCAACATGGCTTTCCGGTGTATCTCCCGACAAGCAAGATTACAATAAAGTATCATCTCAAGCAACGGTTGGTGGAACCAACATACAATTCCCAGACATAATGTTCTTAGAAAGAGGTAGTGGAAATAAAAAGAAATTAACTTTCAATCCTTATGGTTCTGCTATATTGTATCATTCTGTTTCAAGTGAAGGTTGGTTTAAGACCTATTTTAACATGGCAAGAAAAACAGAGTTTATTTCAGAAGAAAGAGCAAAGTCTTTGATAGTGAATGATATTGTTGATACTCTTGCTGGAAAACACGGAAGAATGACAAGCAGTTTCAAGTATGGTATTCCTCTAAGAAGGTATGCCTTAGACTCAAAAGACAGAGCAATTGACTTTACAAATGAAGAGTCGGCTAAAAGAAAAATCAAGAAAAAAATAGAGGGGAGTCCTTCTTTGACACAAGAAATAAATGATAAAAGAAATGATTTGAGAAAAGATACTATTGACAAACTTGAGCAGGGATGGACTCAAAAAGAAGCCGTGGCTTTCCTTGACTATTGGAAAGAAAAGAATTTAGATAACCAAGGAAAACTGAAAGTACATTGGTTTTCCACTCCAATATCTGAAAAAGAATTGCTTTTAGCAGAATATGACAACAACGAAACTAACATGATAGCCGATTCTGAATATGCACAGATAGAAGTGGCTTGGGCGAATGAATGGGATGAGGACAATAACCCCAAAGAGTTTGACCCGTTTGAGTATTATACTCCCGCCACAATACTTGATGAATTAGATGGGTCTTTCAAAAGAAATCCAGCATATAAGGATGGTAAATTAAAAGACACTACTAAGGAAAAGGAGAAGGAAATTAAAGAATTAGAAGCAACTCTTGAAGGTAAAAGTAGTGCTGAGCAAAAAAGAATCAGAAATGCTATTGCTCAAAAGAAGGCCAACATTAAGCGATTCCAAGAAATGTCAGAAAGCAAAGGAGAAATCAAAAGAGATTTACTACCACGATTACGAGAAATCGTAAATTCGGTGGATGATTACCCTTCTATGGTTGCTCAATTAGCACAGGCAAAAAAGAATGCTCTCAATTCAATTATACAAGAAGTTGATACTAACTTTAACAAATTGGCTGTTCTTAGTGCAGAAGCGGCAATAGGGTTCCTTGCAATATTGGCAGAATATTATCCAAAGAAGCCGGACTTCATAGGTGAAGCATACGATAAGATAGACAAAGACCCCTCTAAAGCAAAGGAAATCGCAGAGAAAGAATTAGGGACTCAAGTAATGACTACCTTCTTAAATGATATGAAAGGTTTAATTATGAAGTCCTTCGAGAACCAATTACAGCATTTGGTTAATTACCCCTATGTGTATGATAAGCGTCATTTATCCAACATTCTCAAAGTCTTTACGGGTAGCGAAGTTAATTTATTGGAGGTATAATTATGGTAAAATTAGTACAAGAAGTTGATTATGATATTTCTGAAAATACTATTAAGGATATTGCTAAAATACCAACAGGGAGAAAAAAGAATCTTGCCTTCAAAAAAGAAGTGGATAAATTTACACAATTTATTCGAGGTGAGAATTTAGATAATCAAAGTGATTTGAGAAATAAATTCCAAAGAGAATTAAGGCAAGCCGTTGAGGAAGCAGGGAAATCAAAATCCGGTGCTTCTGCGGAAATGAGTCAATTAGCCACAGTATTCAAAAATATAAGAGTTGAAAATCTTAGAGGTAGCACAATTTCTCCAGCAAAATTAGCCACCACTGTAAAATTAAAAACAGGTGAAAAGGGTAGGTTTTTGTTTAATGTCAAAAACATACAAATGATTAATCTTAATGAACTTGAGAAAGCAAAAAATTATCTTGAATCAATGGAAGAAGTGCCGGAAAGTTTTGAAGTATTAGCACATAATATTCCTTTAATGTATGATTATGTTAAAGAAGAAAAAGATGCTTTTGGTTCATCTGAAGAAAGACCGAAGGATAGAGTAGGGAGATATAGACAAAAATATACTAAAGAAAGAGAAGGTGTTGATATACCGCCTCTTGATTTTAATTTTATTTATGGTGCGGTTGATGCTTCTAAAGGTGCTTATCGAAAAATTGTTTATGAACATTGGTCGGAAACGGCAAAAAAATATAATGTCTTTAAGGAGAAGTTTGATGCTTTTGCTCAAGAATTAGTAAAAAAAGAGAACAAAGTTCCAAATAAATTAGTTTTTGAATTTGAGAAGTTTTTCAAAAGATACAGAAATAAAAACTTAGAATACATTGGTAAATTTGAACCTTATAACTCAAGGCATGACGACCCTATTGAAAGATTTGTTAATCTAATTGATGCTTGGATGGCGACAAATAACATCATGGAAAAAGAAAGAGAAAACCAAGAAGAGAGAGGGCTTGGTGAAAGAGATGCTGATATGTCAGCAGAAGAATTGCGACAAATACAGGAACAGGAAAGAGATGAAGTTTCTGGTAGTGAAGTCGGAGAACAACAAATAATGGCTGGTTCTAAAAGAGCATTAGATTCTCTAACTCAATCAGAAAAAGGTGAATTAGTTGAAAGCATAGTTGGTGACAGTTTAGATGCTGATGAGGAAAAGATAGGTGAAAAATTAACTGAATCCCTTGACCCTCTATTGGCATGGGAATTAAAAAGAAATAGTAAATTAGTCGCTTTAACAACAAGGCAACACAATATACTTAGAGATTACATCTATGGCTTTTTAGATGAAGCAGATGATAAAACAACAGAATTAATTATCCAGCCTACAACTAAACATAAGTTAAGTCAGTGGGCTGATGAGATTGATGATACCTTGAAATTAGAAAAAGACGATATGAAAAACAATATGTTTGCTTTGCCTATTTCTGTTTTAGATAATAAAGAGTTTATGGAGATGTATAAGCGAGATGTTAAGGGCGCAATCACTGATGAAAAATTAGATGATGATGTGGATAAAACCATTAAGGAATTCTTTAACGACTTGTATGAGGTTCTTAGACTCAAGACTAAAAAGGTTGAGAGAGAATACGCTGAAGGCGATGATATTCCCGAAGGCGCAAAAGTTGGAGATAAATATGAAGCAGATGAAGTCCAAGAATCATTTGCATTCCATGTTTCTAATAGAAGCACAAAAGGACAACCAAAAGGTGCGGCCCCTATTGATTGGGTTGAAGCAGTTAGAACAAATAAATTAGGATTAATTAGAGGGCAAGGCAGTCGAGCAAGCGATAGAGGATTTGCTGATATTCAAGAAGAGTATAAGAAATTAACAAAATCTTTGCAAGAGTTTTTAGAAGCCTCTATGGATTATTTCATCAGTCCTTTACAAACAGGCCTATTGGTTGTTAGCGCACCCGCATTTATGAATGGAGTTGGTAGCCGTGGAATAGATGCTTGGGCGAAAGAGATAGGTTTAGAGAATGTATTTGGCTCAAGTTGGGAGAAGATGGCGAGAGGGTCAGCAAAAGAAATTAGTGCTGGTGCATTAGAAGATATTGCAGATTTCTTATCTTATCGAGATGATAAACAAGTGGGGATTGATAATGCGTTATTTGTTTCTGGAACAAAAGCGTTGAGAGCCTTGGTTGATATATTTGGAAAAGAAGCAGAAGAAGATATTGCAAATGAATTAGGTATGATTATATTTATTCTTATGAATGAAGTTGATGATTTAACCAGAATGACAAAAAGATTCCCAAGAAGAAGCAATAAAACAATACAGGATAGAGCAAAAGGTTACATAGATTCAATAGGAAAAAGAAGATACCTTGTTGCGCTAGTTAATTATTTAGAAGTCAATCAAGGTGTCTTATCAGAAAACGATAAAAAGAAAATACACTATGATAAAATAATAAATTTCTTTGCACAGAAACAACAAGATATTCCTTTCCAAGTCAAGAAGTTACTCAAGGCTCATGATATTATTAGAAAACAGTTAGGTAAAAAAGTTGTTTATGGTTTCCTTAATTTAGAAAAGAATTTTGATTCTTTCCTTGATAAAATGTACCATGAAGAGAGAGTTGATTTAAGTCACTTAGAAGTGGAGAATATCGTTAAGTCGGATAATTCGCATTCTAACTTATCGAAAGAATATGGTATTAGCGCCGAGCAAGTGTATTTGATTAAGGCTAACTTTAGAGCGTGATATTATGAGTTGGAGAGATATAATGAAAGCCGAGAGAATAGACTTAGCAAATCCAATTCAATATCCGAGAAAAGATGTTGCTAAATTACTAAGAACAAATTTTTCTAAAACCGGATTTCATGGAGCAGTTAATAGGTTTGTACCCGAATTAGAGGGGCAGTTTCCATATATAGACAAAAGAAGGGCCAAGCAATATCAAAAACTTGCGGCAGATATAAGAAAAATATCTTCAACCATTAAAAAATTAGTTACTGAATATGAGGGCCAAGAGGGATGAAGATGACTTGGCAAGATATTCTGAAAGCAAAAAAGAAAAAACTCCGAAGAAGGAGAACCCAGAGGTCGGGTAAAAAACAAGATGCTTGTTATTACAAAGTCCGTAGTCGCTACAAAAAGTGGCCTTCAGCATACGCAAGTGGGGCATTAGTACAATGTCGTAAAGTCGGTGCAAAGAATTGGGGAAACAAATCTAAGAAGTGACTAAGATGACATGGCAAGACATTCTTCAAAAAAAGAGCAAGGCTCGAAGGAAAAAGGGTTCTAAAAAATATAAGAAGAAAAAAAGAAGAAAGGGCGGAGATAATTTCAAAAGAGAGAAAGAATCGGGATTACACGGCTGGTTTTCAAGAAGAGGCGGAGATGGACAAAAGGGTTGGGTTTCCTGTCAATCTTGTGAAGATGATAAAAAAGGAACAAAACCTTGCGGGAGAAAAGATGCTTCTAAAGGAACAAAACAAAGATGCCGCCCTACCTGTGCGGCATGTAAAACATACAAAAGGAGAAGAGGAAAATGACATGGAAAGACATACTAAAAACAGAAAAAGCGCACTGCAATGCCAGCAAGTTAGATTCTGAAACAGAAGAATTCGAGAAGAAACTTATTGGTAATCAGAAAAGAATTGATGCAGATAAAGATGGTAAAATTACCGAAAACGATTTCAAACTCTTAAACAAAGAAAATCCTGAAAAAATGATTCTTCGTGAAATTCAGAAAGAAGGTGGTGCATTAGGTATGAAAAACCTAAAGGGTATTCCTAATCTAAAAGAAACTCTTGACCGCATGGTAAAAGAAGGAAAGATATTTATTCACAAAGACGGAGATATTTACACACATAAACCAAGTAAAGGAAGGGGATTCACAAGATGAGTTGGGAAATAATTTTGAAACAATTGGTTTGTCCTAGAGCAACACAAGATTTGATGCTCAACACTAAAAATAGAGATGCCGCAGTAAAAAATCCAAATATTAGATATGGGCCACTTAATCTTGAAGATAAAAAGTATTGGGAGGAATATGCTAAAAGGTGGAACACTACTGCTGATGTAGCAAAGGAATCTAATTGTAGTAATTGTATTGCATTTGACATATCTCCAAGAATGGATAAATGTATGCCTTTAACTACTGATGAAGATGGGCGTTTGGGATATTGTTGGATGCACAGTTTCAAATGTCATTCTGCTAGGACTTGCTATACTTGGGCGAAGGGCGGGCCAATTGATGATGATAAAACCTCTAAAGAAAACCAAATGAGGGGAGAAAAATAAAGAGGAATAAGGATGGAATTAGAGGCCTTAAATTTTGAACATCAAATGGATATGGAGTTATCTAAAAACTCCTTTCCATATTTTTTTCAAAATGTATTAGGATTTGATTTTCCTTCTTATATTAGTGAATGGCATGACTTAATGAATAGCACACAAAGAACAGTTATTATTTGTAGTCGTGACCACGGTAAATCAGTATTTATGCACAGTTGGGTTGTTTGGAAATTAATTTTTGAAGAACCCCCATATCAAATGCTATATATTTCATCTAACCAAAAACAGACATTGGTTCACATGAGAGATATTGATAAAATGTTTCAGCACCCTATGTTAAAAAAATACAAACCTGCAAGGGGTTGGGCTATTGGAAACATTACACTAACTAATGGCAATCAAATCTTAGAGCGTTCCGTTGGTTCACAGATTCGTGGATTGCACCCTCAAGAAATTATTATTGACGACCCTTTGAAAGAATTTAGTATGACAGGTATTCAAAAGGTAACTGATTGGTTTTATGGTGACATGATACCAACGCTTCACCACACGGCTTCTCTAAGAGTAATAGGTACTCCTTTCAGTTATACAGATATTTATGCTCAGTTGTCAGAAAATGCCGCATATACTGTTCGTACATATCCCTGCTTAAATTCCTTAAATGAACCGCTATGGCCAGCCCGTTGGAATTACGATGCACTGATGGCTCGTAAGGCTGAAGTTGGTTCTCTCATGTTCACAAGAGAATATATGTGTGTACCAATATCAACAGGTACTTCTCTATTCAATCCAGAATATCTTGATAATGCTAAGAATAAGGATTTGGTATTGAAGCCAATGAAGCGTGAAGGCTACAAGTATTTCGTTGGAGTCGACCCTGCTATTTCAACCGATGGTGACTACAATGTAATTACTGTTTTAGAAATGGATGAGAATGAAAACAAATCCATTGTGTATATTGACCGAGCAAAGAATGTCGAGTTTAGAGAGAACATTCAGAAGGTTAAACTCATAGGCCAAATGTTTAGGCCGGAGGCTATTCTTTTTGAAACCAATACTTTTGCTAAGTCTTTTACGCAAGAGTTGAGGCAGGTAGCAGATTTGAATGTGCATGACTTTAACACGACTCGAAGAAAGAAACAGGAAATTATTTTGAATCTTCAGATGACTCTTGAAAACTCAAAGATGAATTTCCCTTATGGTAATGAGGAAAGCAGAAGAGTAACTTCAACATTGATTGAAGAATTGTCTATGTTTGCTATTACCGATAAGGGCAAGTTTGAAGGAATTGGCGCACACGACGACATGGTAATGAGCCTTGCATTGGCTAATGCCGCAACATACCAAGCCACAGATAACTTCATACTACTCGATGATTTAGGTTTGTTTGATGATAAGATTTCTAACCGTTCTGGCAATACATTGGGGCTAAACTTTTGAGGTGATTATATGACGATAGAGCCAGAAGTATTAGAAGAATTTGCTGATAAAATTAGAGAGATGGATGAGGAAGAAGCACGACTCACAGATGACCTGCAAGAAGAATTAACTGCACCAACCGAAGGAAGTAAGGTTGCTACTTCATTTGATACCTATGTTATGTCACAACATGAAGAGATTTCTAAATTATCAGAAACCCATGGAATTAATGCTACCGAGGCAAGAAAACAATTAGTTAATTTTCCTAATGAATACATTGTTCAAGACCAAACCGTTCCCGACCTAATTAAAAAAATGAGAAAGGCTCGAAGAAAATTAAAGGGAGAGCAAAGAATAAAAATGTCAAAGGCCATTGATACTATGATTGATGCTTATTCAGACCATTTACAAAAGTGCATAGATTCTATAACTTGGCTTAATCCCTATCGAGTGCCTCTAAATAAAATGAGATTTAATGAAAAGGATTTACATAAGTTAAACAAAATGACCGATGTTGAAACTCGAAGAGAAGTAGTGGATGCCTTATGTAAATATTGGGAGGCTGAATTAGAGCAAAATGGGATGGCCTATGGAAAAGAATATAGTAACTTATTCAAAACTATGAGAACCAGCAAAAAAGAATTCAGAACTGTTATTTCTAAAATCTCTAATCAGTCTTTAGTTAAATCTAAAAAAGATAGACAGAATGACTTTATTCTAAAAATGGTGTGTGAAAATCCGGGCATAAATGCCAAAGCAATACATGAAAGAATGCCTTCGGATTTGTTCAAAATTACTAACAGTAATTCCATATCTAAGAACATTAACAAGTTAGATATTGCTTGTTACAATGGTAGTTATTACAAGATGCCGAGTATGTTAAAGAAGAATGTGTGGGCTTATACTGCGGCATTTATTGACTCTGATGGATATATTACTCTTGACCGTAATATGAATCCAAGAGTCGGATTGGTGGCAACAGGTGAGAGGGGCAAGACTTTCATGTATGAAATGCACAAGTCCATTGGTTTTGGCCGATTACATTTAGACCAAAAATCTCCACAGGACACAAGGCCGGTAAATCGTTTGAATTTCTATTCACAGGCCGATGTTTCTAAATTATTAACTAAATGTTTGCCACATTTCCGAATGAAGAAGGGTAATGCTGAATTATTGTTAGAGTTAATTCGTATGAAAAAGTCATACAAGAAGGCAGATTGGTATAAGCAAAGATGTGATGAGATTTTCAAATTGATGAAATGGGAGAACCATAAAGACCATGTTGGGTTTGATTTCTCAAAGGAAAATATTAACTTAGATGATATTTCAAAATTACAAGGTAATTGTAAAATGTCAGTTATGGATGAGTTAGAAAATATTGGTGGTGTAATAGTTAAGGGAAGTGAAGATTTATGAAGTTCCAATACTGCGGTCTATGTTATACTACACCCGACTTGCGACCATATGGCTTTTGTGAAAAGTGTTGGGTAGCAAATGGTAGTCCTAAGTCTATGAAAGGGTTGATAACTGAAAAGGATTTAGAAAAATCACAGGAGGTTTAATAATATGGCTAAAAGAAGATTTTCCGTAACCAATTTATTCAGAAGGCAGACTCCTAAACCTGCTGATAGAAAAATCTTCAATATGGGTATTCAAGAAAGGCAGAATCAAAATATGATGACTGCCCCTCTAATCTATCATCTAATTAATCAATCAGTTATTGCAAGGACTTGTATTACTCAATTAAAACAGGAGATATTTAGAAGAGGTTATCTTTGGGAAAAGGCATACGAAGCAAAGTGCAACAGTTGTGGTAAAATACATCAAAGACCCGTAGCAGAATGTTCTCGATGCAGTAGCACAGATTTGAAAACTCCTGATGTTAAACAATTAGAATATGCTGAAAAGTTTATTGAAGGATATGTTAATAAGTCAGAGCAATTATTTATTGATGTTCTTAGAGAATTAGAAGATGATTTGAATATTATGGATGATGCGTATATTGTCTTAGTAAAAGAATACTTCATAGATGGTAACGGTAAAATTAGAATGCACAGAATCAAAGAAGTGTATAGGGGCGACCCTGTTACTATGTATATTTACACTGATGAGTTAGGTGAAAGAGGTACTACAGGATTCACTTGTGTAAACCATAGAAACATGCTTTCAGCAGAACCGCATGAAAGATGTGAAACCTGCGGTTCTAATCTATTCCCTGTTCATTATGTCAATAGAGTAAATGGTGACGACCAATACTTCTTGAAGGGAGAAGTGTTACATTTCAGTAAATATAGTCCTTCTCGACTGTATGGTATGTCGCCTGTTATTACTCTTTACAATAATATAATGACTCTAATTGCTATGGAAAACTATGTTAACTCTTCATATACTAAGAGCCGAATGCCTAAAGGTCTGTTAGCAGTACAGACAAGAAATATGGATTCAATGAAATCTTTTTGGAGAGCAGTCAAAGAAAAGATGGAACAAGACCCTCACTTTATTCCTGTAATGGGTATTGAGGCAGAAAATGGGAAGGGTGCAGTCGAATGGATTAAATTTATGGATAGCCTCAAGGAAATGGATTATGTTTCAGTCAAGGATGATTTGAGAGATAGAATATCAGCATTCTATGGTGTTAGTAAAGTATTCATGGCCGATAACACTACAAGTGGAGGTTTGAATAACGAAGGTATGCAGATTCTTGTAACTAATCGAGCAGTACAAATGGCTCAAAATGTGTATAATGAATATGTATTCCCATTCCTTGTAAAGCAATTTGGAGTTACAGATTGGAAATTAAAACTCCCACCAAGCGAAGAAGAAGATGAAATTGCTGTTCTTCGTAAAAGAGAGATTGAAGTCAATATTGCCGCCGCTACCAAAAACTTAGGATTTGAAGTTGATATGGATGAGGATGGCCAATTTACATTTAAGAAGCCAGAACCAAAAGCACCCGAAGGCGGTGAATCACCCGATGAAGAGGGAAAGGTTGAATTAGACCAATACGCTGGAACTAACATAGATGCTTCACAGATGGGCCAAATGCAAGAACAAATGATGCAAAGCAAGCCTCAAGAAAATCCACCGGCAACAAGAAATAAACCATCAATGAGCGAAGGGCCGGATAAAAGATTAGCAGGATTACCAAAGGATGCTGGAAATCAGAATGTGGATAAAAGAACTGAAAGGAGAGTTGGTTAATATGAGTTGGGAAAATATATTGAAAACTGAAAGGTTTAGGCCACGCTACACTTCAAGTGGATGGAACCCTTTCAATCCACAAAAAAAGGGAAGAGAAAAAATGCCTATCGAACTTTTTCAACGAAGGCATAGATTAAGTCCCGAAGTTATGAAAGAAGTTAGACAAAAAATACGACCATTAACCAATTTATACAAACAAAAAGTTCCTGAATTTGAGGCTAATGAAGAAAGCACACTTTGGATAATTTCTAAACATTTGACGGGCAAACAATCAAGGCATCCTGAACTTGATACTATTAATACCATAGATGAAATCATTAAGAATTTAACAGATATGATAAATAGAAGAAGGTGATTAATATGACAGAAGATTTAAGACAAAAAGAAATAAGATTGAAAAAAGAATTGGCACAAGTGAAAGCAATAAACGCTAACGCCGATACCAAACTAAGAAAGACAAAAGACTTCAGCGTTGGAGTACCGCAAGATACTACACATAAGGCTAAACCTGTTTCAGCAGATGTTCCCGATGTAATTACTCTGCCACCAAAGCGCAGAAACAAAAAAGAAAATATTCCATTCTGAGGTGACTAAATGTTTTTTGAATTGTCTAAAGATAAATCTTTACTTTATGTTCTAAGTAAAGTTGAATTGGATGATGAAACAAGAGAGTTAGTTACTGCTAAGGCAAGTGCCGGAGAAATCAAGAAGTCTTTGATTAAAAACATTAATCCTTCTAATATGTTTCAATATAGAAAGTATATTTCTATTGCTAAACAAGAAGAAGATTATGGCGAATTAGAAGGAGATGTTCGCTATCGTGGTGCGGCTACTGCAAGGCAAGCACAAGTTGATGCAGGTAAAGGGAGAGGAAATGTTTCAGAAGCCGAGCAACGAAGGTTAATGGCTGAAGGTTCAGCAGAGGCAATTTCCGCAGAAGCAAGGCAAAAGACCGCAGAAGCAAATAGGCAGAATTCACTTCAAAGAGAAATTCTGACCTATGAAGAATTAATTCCTAAATTAAGAGAGATGATTAAAACCATTCAAATAACTCAACCTGTTTCCGACCAAAAAGTAATTTCTGGCCAAAGTCCATATAAAAATGTGACTAAAACTAAATCTGAAAGACTCATAACTACTTTGGTCGCTCTAAAGAAAGAAGGTAATTATCTAATTAAAAGAGCAAGTGAATTTACTGAAAATGGAGATTTCCCTATTTATTCTGGTAAAATGTATAAAAAGAAAACGAATACATATACAAAGAAAAAAAGCAAAAGAGAAATAAATATTCACGATATGAATAATACTTTGTTAGAATTATCTAAGGCTAAATTAGATAACCATGATGTTGATTTATTGGCTACGCTTGGCGAAATTCATTTAGAGAAATTTAATGCTGAAGCAAAGGCTTTGCAAAATATTCCAAGCATAAGAAGAGATATGAGTACCTTGCGACAAAGACTCAAAGATAGAGATACTAAAGGTCATGTTGAAACATACAAAAGAGCGAGAACAAATCTTCGCCAAACAATTAAAAGTGCTAAAAATTACTTAGAATCTTTAGAAAATAATTTAGAGGAAATCAAAGAATATAATAAAAATTTGAAAGAATTGCCAGAAGAAACTATTCGCCAAGAAATAGAAGATAGAATTGCTAATGAAGTAAAAGAGATTAAAATTAAACTATCTAATCTTGTTGTGAGAGAAACAGAAGAGGGTAAAAAGATAATTGTTCCTAAAAGAAAAGTAACTACTCGCAAAGATAAACAAGGAAAAACAATATCTGAAGGAACAGAAAGACCATCTGCTGACCCAAGAGCAAAAGAAACTCCTTTAGATATTGACGACCTTGGAGAAATTAAAAATGTTCCAGAATATTTTACAGAATTACTTGACAGAATACAAGAAATGAGAAACAATTTACCTAAAGAAATAAAAGAAGAAATAGGTAAAGTATCAGATAGATTAGAAGAAAATAACAAAAAAATAGATGGGCTATTATCTAAATTTAATGTTAAGTTTTTGAGAAATTTAAGCAGCATAGTTGAAAAAACGGATGCTCTTATTGATAAAACGGATGAAGTAAAATTACCATCTAAGAGTTTATCATCGTCTTTGACAGAATCAAGCAGAATGCTAAGTAATCTTGTTGGCTCAATTAAAAAACTATTTAGAGAAATAGAAGATATGGGAGAAGAAGCCAAAAAAGAATGGAAAGAATGGCTCAAACAAGGTAAAGCAAAACAGCCTTCAAGAGATACAATGGTAGGAGTTGATATGAAAGGAATAACAGACATGCTAACTATTTTACCAGAAATGGCAACAAAACAATTAGAAGATTTAGGATTAAAAGAATCTGATATTAAGCAAGCCAATATTCTTGTTGGGGAAATTACAGGTTTGATTCCTGCAATTAATGATGCCATTAAAAGAACAGAAGATTCTATACCAAGTGCAGAAGTTGATACTACGGTGACTCCTGAACAGAAGAAAAAAGATTTCGAGGAAACAGGAGAATATACCACTCGACCCGAAGTTGGAAGAAAAGAATATGATTACAGTGAGGCCGGAGAATCTTGGCTGGAAGGAGAAAGTGAAGAAGATAGGCAAAGATATTTACAAAGTCAACAAAGAGCAAAAGACAGGAAAAAAGCAGAGGGTGAAGAAGAATGACAACATGGGACTACTACGGAGAAGGAGAAGAATTTATTCTAAAAGAGGAAAAAGATTCTCCTAAAGATATTCTTGATTCCTTAGATGCTAAACAAAAAAAGAGAATCAAAAAGACAATTCAAGCGGCTTCTCCAACAGAATTTTTTGGACAGGATTTTACCAAGTTAGGTGAATTAATTAATACTCTCAAGGAATTAGATTTAACTAAATCAGATAAAAAATTGAATAAGAAAATGAAATCTATGGATGAGCGCAATATTGATATTGTGGCCACCGCTACAAAACTTCGTAAGGAATACGAACTACTGTATCGCCAATTGTATGACTTAGTATATGGTAAAAAGAAAAAGGAGGACTAATTATGTGGAGAGATGTAATTAAAGTTGATGAAGATAATAAAGATGAAAGATACAAAAGATTCAAACAAGCCCAACGAAATTGGAGAATGGGTGATAAAAGAAGAGGTGCTACTCGAAAACCCGACCAACCAAAATATAGGTGCGCTATGTGTGGTAGGGCATTAAGTAAATATAATAAAGAATATCAAAAGTCTAAGATAAATTATTGTAACAAATGCAAAGAAGCAAGAGAAAAGAGATGATATTATGACAGAAGAAAAAACAATTAATGAAGAATTATTGCAGATAATTAAAGCCTTAACTTCAAAAGTTGAGGCATTGGAAAAAACAATTTATGCAAAAGATAGCATTCTTATGAAAGCCGGATTCGTTGTAACGGATAGTCCGACACCTGCTATGGATAATTCCATTGGTACTCCAACAGGAATTGCAAAGGATATTTCAACAATGGATTGGTCGGAAATACATAAGATGGTTGAAAATGTTGAGGGATAAATATGCCAGAAAGAGTAACTAAAAAAGAAAGAGTAGTTAGCCTTGCTATTGAAAAAGCGAGAGCCGCAAAAGAAGAATTGTCACTTTCACTAAATGACAATAACAGAAGCCCAGAAAAAGCGGATTCTGAAGTTGTTAAAGTAAAGCGACCTAAAGCAGAGAACGCTAAAAACCTAATACCTAAGAACCGAGATAAAGAAGGTTATGGATTAGGCGGACAAATGGTTGATTACGAATAGAAGTGATATAGATGAAATTAGGTTCTATCGAAAAAGATAGACAGCCTTCTATCGAAATTATTCGTTTGTTTGAAAAAACAAGGGTTGCCTATTTATCAGCAAGGCACGACCCCAAAGAATATGGAAGTCGTTGGCGTAAAACAGTTGATTTGATAGAAGAATCTTATGAAGAATTAGATGCGGCAGGTAAAGAATTGAAGAATTTTATTGATGCTGAGATTTTTGATGATAAAGAAATTAATAATGTTGAATCAAATCAAGCAAAGGAATTATATGAAAAAATTAAGTTAGTTAGATATAATTCTGATTTAGTTGCCGACCCTTTCGCTAAAAGATTCAAAGGTAGTGTTCTTGAGGAATTAATGAATAATCCCGAATCTATGATTAAATTCGTTCATTATGCGTTAAGGAACAACACTAAAGCATTAACTCCTTCAGCATATGCAATAAAAGACATGGAACCCGACGATTTAACGGATGGCTTAGAGGGTCTTGACCTACAATCTGACGACATAGCCCTGTATATTATTGAGCATTATGGGGATGGAAAAGACTCAAAGAAGGTCGAAAAGAAGGTAAAAGCGGCTATGGATATGTTGCAGTTAATCTTTTTCTCTCAACATGAAGAAGAAGAATGGGAGGAATTGAAGGACATCGAGATGAAGAAGTCTGAAAAGAAGTCCGAAGATGAGAAGTCTATTAGTGATTTCATTATTCCCAATAAACCAATGTATCGCATATTTGAGATTGGCGACCTTAAAGAATTGAAAGGCTTTAGTGGCCAATGGTATGTTCAAGAAAAATATGATGGCATGCGTGTACAATTGCACAAGTTAGACAATTCAATAAAGGTGTATTCGTATAATAAGAAAAACATCACTGATAAGTGCAAAGACATTGTTAGTGAATTGAGAAAAAAGCATTTTGGTGATTGTATTTTAGATGCTGAATTGATTTTATTTTCCGGTGATGATGCACTGCATCGAGCAGATACTATTGCTCATGTATTCAAAGATAAATACAAAGAGGCTAAACTAAGATGCCATGTTTTTGATATTATGCGACATGATGAGCAGACTCTATTAGACGAAGAATTAGAAAATAGAATGGGTATTATGTTCAATAACTATTCTGCTCATTCTTCTGAACATTTAGTTTTCCCATCAAAAAAAGATACTCGAATGGCAGACAGTCTAAAAGATATTGATGAGTATGCTAAGAAAATAATGGACATGCCTACTGCTGAAGGAGTCGTGATTAAAGATGCGACTTCAACATATTATTTAGGTACGAGAAAAAATCCTAAATGGATTAAGTGGAAAAAGTTTGTTGATATAGATGTTATTGTATTAGATAAAACAAAGACTAAGAGTAATATGAATTCTTATGTTCTTGGTGTTGATATTGGTACTGAAGATATGGATAATAAATTCATTAAAGAAATAGACGGTAAAAAATACATGAATGTTGGTAAAGCATTGAATACTAAAATTTCTGCCAATGTCGGTGATATTGTTCGTGTTAAAGTGGATGAAGTAAAAAAGACAGGCGACAGATATACTTTGTACTCTGCTAAAGTAATAGAGATTCCCGAAGTCGAAATGCCAGACAAATTAGTGACTTTGGAGTTTTTATCTCAAGATACTAAAAAGTCATTAAACTATAATGTGGATGCTTTGAAAAAAGGAGTACAGATTACAGACCATATACATGGAGAAGCCAATCTATTGATTAAGTTTGATACAGAAGGATTGGTATTCTATTCTTTTGAAGAAAATAATCTTATGGCGAAGAATGCTCTTTTAGATATTGATGTTTGGAAAACACAAGTTGAAGAGATTATGAAAACTAAACAGGCTAATTTAACATTAACCATATTTAGATATTTGAAAGAAAATGGGCCTAAGCCTGTAAATGAATTACATAATTACTTAATGAAAGAGGCATCAGATTTATACAAAGACATCTTAGAGGGTAAAGCACAGAAATTAAAAGAATGGGCGAATCTAAGAGATGGTATTACTTTTGTAAATAATAAACTTCAAGCAGACGATGATAAAATACTTCAAGAAACTGAAGAGATTAAAAAACAGAAATTGATTCAAAGATTAAAAGAACAAGACCAAGAAAACACAATCACTGTTGATATTGATTCTGATAGACAGGAAGATTGTTGCAATCAATTAAAAAATAAAATTATTGGAAAAGAACATAAATTATTAGACTCTCTTTTTAAGAGAAATAAAGAAACATGGATAAGATTTGGAACTCTTGAAGAACAAAAAGAAAGATATTCTGAAAAAATCAACGATATGGACTGTGAAGAGTTGTTGTTATATTTAGAGAATGAAAAAGAAGTGTGGCATGATATGTTCGTTCCAGAATATATTAATTGTATAAATTCTTCTAATTTTACAGATAAATATGCTATGTTAAAAGAATATAAAACTCCCGAAAAGAAAAGAAGTGGCCCATTCAAAATATATGCAAGACAAGATGATAATGTTACTCTATCAATTAAATTAGATGATGAAACAATTAATTGGACTATTGATTTAGAAAACGAAAAAGAGTTGTTTGATTTGTTTGGTGCGGCTGGAAAGTACCCTGCTGAAGTGTCCTCTAACATAGAAAAGGAAAAAGTCATTGATAGCGGTACTGTTGAATTAGGTGTTCAAAGACATGGGTATCACGAATATATGTTGGATGGAAATAAATTCCAAACTAAGTTGCATGTTAGGTACTTGCCTGTTAAGGGAGAAAAGATGTGGCTTGCATGGACAGGGTATGAACAAAAACCAGCAGACCCCAATACAGATGAGGGAATATGGAATATTTACGAAGATAAGTATTCTAAAGTGAAAATACCGTGAGTTTTATATACTGAACGAAAATGATAGGGGTTGAGAAGAATGGTATCGGCAGTAATGGCTACTCGTTCTAATGATTTCAGAATACTCAAAAGCGACGATTTAATGATTGGAGGATATGCAAGCATCGAAATCGTTGATAAGCAAAATGACTTAATCACCCTCAAAGCACTACAAGAAGCAGTAAATGGCTATATGGAGAACCCAAAATTTAGAAATGTAATGACAAACCATTCAAATGTTCAAGTAGGGGAAGTAGTAAAATCATATCGAGATAAGAATGGAAAACTATGGAAAACAGAAGTTGATGATGTTGGGTTCTTTGTAGTAATTAAATTAAGAGATGATATAGAAAAAGCCAAGGAAATTAATAGAGGCATTAGGAAAGGTTCATTGAGGTCATTTAGTATTGGAGGACAAGCAATTCAAAAGGTGAAGAAAAAACATCCAGAATTAGGTGAATATAACGAAATCAGTAAATTGGAATTACATGAAGTAACAATCTGTGAAAAAGGAATTAACCCCGAAGCGAAATTTGATATTCTAAAACAAGAAAAAGAGGCGAAAAACATGAGTAAATTGGAAAAAGCATTGGCAGAATTAGATACTCTAATGGAGGAAGTTAATATGCTACGAAAAGAAGAAGAAACAAAAGAAGAATACATGGAGAGGGAAATGGCTGATAAAGAAGCGGCTATGCCCGACATGAAAGAAGCAGGTCATGGCGAAGGTCATGGTGACAAAGAAATGATGGATGATAAGGAAATGGCTGAATATGCTGATTATGAAAAAGAAGAGTTTGATGATGGTGCTACTAAGGCATATGTTTCAACCCTTGATGGCGCAGGTGTCGAAATTGGCGAGCCAGCAAACCGTATAGTAATTAGCGGTGGAAAACCAACTGCATCTGATATGCCGGTAGTTAAGGCATTTGGTAACGAAGAATTGGAAACACTTGATTTGTCAGTTTCTAACATTGAGAAAGCATATGAGGCTTTCCGCCAAGAGCAATTAGAAAAGATTGCATACGATAATCTTCAAAAGAGATTTGAAGCAAGATTTGAGTCTGAAAAGAACACAAAAGAAACTATTCTTGCTAAGTCGCAATATGATGCGGCTTCAGAAATTGCATCCCTAAAGGATGAATTTACACAACTACGAAAGTCTTTGACTGCTGAAAAGGAAACAATCCTAAAGGCACAAGAAGAATCTTCAGTCACACTACCAACATTGGATGAAATTGCAGACATGGAATGGAATGACATTCACAAGATGGTTGGGGGAATTTAAGATGAGTTATATTAACACAATAGCAGATTTGGAAGCACAAACATACGGAACAGGCGCAAGAGGCGGATTCAACAACCAACTGTTGAAGCAAGTCGGTGCAGTGGCAGGTATTCACACAGGCCATGATGTATCTTTAGGAGTCGGTAGTGGTACTACTGCGGCTTCTTCTCTTGGTGCATTGTATAACCAAGTTTATGGACAAAAAGTTTGGTCTATGCTAAACCGTGAATGTAATGCTCTTTCAGTAATTGCAAAGCGACCATATACTTCAAGCGGTTGGAGAGTTCTAAGTGAGCGACCTGCTGGTGGCAGTGGCAATTTCTTGGCAATTGATACTATCGGTTCAAAAGATGCGGCTAACCTTGGTTCCACAACTCCAAGAGCAGATTTAATTGGTGGTGTTCCTGAGAATGCTGGATTAGATACTGTTGCTGATGGATTGGCTTCAATTGCACCAAAATACGAGCAATTGTTTACCAGCCCAAAAATTGTTGCACATCAATTTGAATTCAGTGAATTGGCTATGGAAATGGCACAGATTGATGATGGAATTGGCGATATTAGAGCGCAAATGCGTGAAGATATGGGTAAGCATCACGCTGAAGTACAGAATCTAATGCTTGTAATGCCATTGGAATTCTATAATGCTGATACTGCGGTTTCTGGTTCAGTTACCGTTGATACAATCGAGAGAAACTATACTTCTCTAAACAAGGTTGTTTCTTCTAAGTCAGAATTAGACGCTATGGCAACTGCAAACCTTCTAACAAGTGCTACTGCTAACGAAGTCAACAACATTTTCGGACTAAACAGAACCAGCGCATCTTTCCTTGATGCACAGGTTACTTTCGGTGATTCATATGCAAGTGCAGATGCCCGCCAATTGACACTAACTGTTCTAAATGAAATGATTAGACTACTTCGTGTTGCTGGTGGTTCACCAAAGGTTATTCTAACAGGATATGACACACTACAAACCATCTCTGATTTGCTACAAGCACAAGAGAGATTTATGGATAGAAAAGAAATTGTTCCAACTGTAAATGGTGTTCGTG